GAAATACTAGATTGCGTCTTAGACCCCAAAGTTTCAAGGGTTACTATAATGTCAAGCTCACAGATAGGAAAGACAGAGCTATTGCTGAATATTATTGGATATTTCGTGGAGTACGACCCTGCCCCTATGATATTGTTGCAACCGACCGAGGCAATGGCTAAAGTATTCTCAAAAGATAGATTGTCACCAATGATTAGGGACACCAAGAGCCTAACTGATTTATTCACTAAGTCTAAGTCACGAGATAGCTCTAATACAATTTTACAAAAGAGCTTTTTAGGTGGTTCGTTGGCAATAATCGGAAGTAACTCACCTAGCCAATTAGCATCAAGACCGATTAGGATAGTTTTGGCAGATGAAATAGACAGGTACGCTGTAACGTCAGAAGGTGGGGCGTTAGACTTAGTCAAAAGAAGAACTGCCACGTTTAATAATCGTAAAATAATCACTGTATCTACACCAAACATAGTAGGCGAATCTGAAATTCATGCAGAATACGAATCGGGGTCACGTGGGGTTTATGAAATACCTTGCTCAAACTGTTCAGAATACTTTGAGCAACAATGGGGGCTAATGGTTTGGGATAAAGACGAAGAAGGAAACCATTTGCCTGCCACGTCAGGTATGAATTGTCCTCATTGCGAGCAAAAAAATGAACAGAAGTACAAAGCTAATCAAGTTATGAATGGTAGATGGAATCACCGAACAGACAATGAAACGCACAGGTCATTTCATGTAGGTTCTTGGGTATCACCCTTTGTAAGCTATAAGGAAATCACCGAAGATTTTTTAAAGGCTAAATCACGTGGTGGCGATGAAATGAGGGTTCACGTAAATACATTTCAAGGTTTACCTTACGAAAACCACAAATCTAAGATAAACGCTAACGAGTTGCAAGAAAGGCAAAGAAAGTTTACCGACGAAGACTACGAGGCATACGATGTTGTTACGGTTGGCGTTGATGTACAAGGCAACAGATTGGAGTTTGAAGTAGTTGGTTATAACCGTGCAGGGCAAAGTTGGAATTTAGGTTATGAGGTCGTACACGGTGACCCCAATTCCGAGGCTTTGTGGAGCGACTTAGATAGTCGATTAGCCAAATACAAATTTAACGCCCTAGCTATTGATTCAGGGGGTCATCACACTAAGCAAGTGTATTTATGGGTTCACCGTAACCAAGGCAAAAGATATTATGCAATAAAAGGCAGAGGGGGCGAGGGTATTCCAACTACTTCTGCACCGACTTATAAGTCAATTGGTCGCAATCGTAAAGTTGCACTGTACATGCTAGGTACTAATCAAATAAAATCTATAGTTACACAGTCGTTCTTAGTTGAAGACCCAAAACACAATGGTTACTGTAATTTTCCCGAAGAATTAGATACTGAATATTTTTTACAGCTATTATCAGAAAGAAGAGTTGTAACAAAAGCAGTACGTGGAACTCCCAAGGTAGAATGGATAAAATCAAGAAGAAGAAATGAAGCGTTTGACGTAAGATGTTATTCCTATGCCGCCCTTGAAATACTTAATGTAAATTGGGATTTTTTAGAAGAAACCAAGAAAATGAACGAACCTAAAAATAACAACGACACACAAGAGGCTAAAAATAAGTATAATCCTAGTTTAGCCACGCTTAGGCGTAGGGCAAGAAGAGAGGCAAGAAATGTCAATTGAATTACCCCAAAAAGTAGTATCAGACGAATGGTTTAGTAGAAATATATCGCTAACCGAGTTTAACAGTGCCGAAAACTCTTTAACTTTTGAGTTTGTCGGACTTGAAGATAACTTGGTTGTTCCGTGTACCCCTGTTGCAGATGGTTCATTCTTGCTTGAGGTCAATGGATTAGGTAAGGTAGGTGAATACTCCTATCAAGCCAAGGTGGTGACTACATTAACTGGCAAGGTTTCATACGTAGCCACTGGAAGGATAGAAAGTACAGTTGGCTTTGGCAGTCAGGTTGAAGGACACGACACTAGAAGTCATGTAAAAAAAGTGCTAGATGCACTGGAAGCCATGATTGAGAACAAAGCAAGCAAAGACCAGAGTTATTACATGATAGAAGGTCGTGCATTGACACACATACCCCCCGAAGACCTGCTTAACTGGCTAGGAATTTATAAGCAAAAGTACGCAGAAGAGGTTAATGCAGAAAAACGTGCAAGTGGAAAAAAAACTAATAAAATAATGGTGGAGTTTGTTTAATGTTTTCATTTTTTAAAAAAAAGACCAAATCACAGCAAAACAAAAACCAATCAAAGAGTGGGACAGTAAATAGAACGTTACCCTCCACTTCTTCTAAACTAGTTGAGGATTTATCAGGTCTTAACATATCTAATAACCAACAGCTGTTAGCAACGCTTCCCGATTTAATCGGAAAGTCAAGAAGATTGCATATGTCATCTGCTTATCTGCAAAAATATATTCTATCGGCACAGCGTAACATCATAGGCTCAAAGGGAGCGTCCCTACAATCCTTAGCGTTGAAATCGGACGGCACAGCAGATAACAAGGCTAGAAAGAGAATAGAGGAACACTGGAGTGATTTTTGCAAAGGTAAGCATTGCGACCTAAATAAAAAACTAACAATGACAAAAATACTTCACCTACTGGTGCAATCATCAATAGTTGACGGTGCGTTTTTGGCACTAAAAGTATACGGTGTTGGAGAGTATGGCTACAGTCTACAGCTTTTACCAGTAACTAGCTTAGATACTGGTTATAACGTATCTAAACTGGATAATGGAAACAAAATAATAGGTTCGATTGAGCTTACGCCAGTTGGTACGGTTGTGGCTTATCACTTGCTAAGCAATGACGATGCTTACGAATACTCTACATCTTCACGAAAATACACAAGATACCCTGCATCAAGAATAATTTATGCTTTTTTACCAAAATTTATCGGTCAGACGCATGGACTTGTTGAAACAGTATCAGCTATCCCGACCTTGCATGCTATCGAAAAGATAGAAGAAGCGGCACTGGTTGCGGCTAGGTACGGTTCTGAATCAATGGGCTTTATCCTTAACAAGCAACAAGCAGAACAGCAATATTTAGGCGACCGTGAAGAAGAAGACGGTACTCAAATAATGGAAACCGAGGCAGGAACAATAAGAGAACTGGCATTTGGTAAAGAGTACGTAGCCCACGACCCCAAATACCCCCATGAGCAACTTGCGGTGTTAATGGCACAACAGTTAAGAAAGCTAGCCAGTGGTTGGGGTATGTCATATGCAGATTTAACAGATGATTTAAAGTCTGTTAATCTTTCAAGTTTTCGTGGTTCAACTCAAGAAGCAAGGGAAACATGGAAGAACTGGCAAGAACATGTTAACGAAATTCTAAGTGAAGTCTTTACAGACTGGCTAGAGCATTCTATTTTGTCAGGAAAAATAGAAAAATTGTCCCCTTTATCTGTAAAAAGGTATAATAAACATGACTTTCATGCTAGAACGTGGTATAAGGTTGACCCAGTTAAAGATGAGAAAGCCATTGGTGAACAAATAAATAACCGTAGGCTAACTGTTAGGGAAAGTATCTTAAAAGATGGTGGAGACCCTGATAAAACCTTTAACCAGCTTGAACAAGAAGCTGAATTATTTGCTAGAATAGACAAAATTCGCAACGGAGATAAACAAGATGTCAAACAAAAGTAAGTTTAGTGGCGCACTTTTAACTAGGCAAGCCAGTCTTTCAGTGAAAGATGGGGAGTTAGAATTAGCATTTGCGTCTGGTCAGCCAGTCGATCGCTGGGGTTTCATGGAAACCTTAGACATGAAGGGTATTAAGTTAGACCGAATAAATGATGGTGGTTCACTTCTGGTGAATCATAATAGACAGGATTATGTCGGAGTGGTGCAGGAAGCAGTGCTAGGTGATGACTTAATCGCACGTGCAACTTGTCGTTTCGGTTCTAGTGAACGAGCTAAACAGATTAAACAAGATGTAGAAGACGGCATCTTAACCAAGGTTTCATTTGGCTATAGAGTGTTAGATTTCTCAGAGGACAAAAAGGGCGATGTAACAATAACATCTTTTGATGTGACTGAAATATCGCTTGTCACTATTCCCGCAGACCACACAGTTGGTGTTGGACGTGAGCTTGATGCAACCCCTAAAGAAGAAC